ACCGACGATGTAAGGCTCGTTTGCATTGACGGGACCGCCGTTGGCGCGAGTGCCGAAGCCTAGGAAGCTAAGGATACCAATGCCATCACTGCCAGCTAAAGCATTAAGGCCAAACTTAATCAGGAAACCGCCTAACTGTTTTAACGTGTCTTGCAAAATGCTGTTCCAATCTGCAGTGCCATCAATCAAACCATCAATGGCACCACGCAGCTGGTTGCCAATGATGTCACCAGCGCCCTGCATCGTTTGTTTGAACAAGTCTGCTTGCTGATTTGCTTTTTGCAGTTGTTCGTCAATCTTGATTCCTTCGGCAAACCCACTGCGAACCCTGTCTAGCTGTTCGGTTGTGCCAATCAAAGATTCAGCCAAACTTTTGCCAACGGCGAGGCCAGCCTTAGCTTGCTCAACTTGCTGAATTGTTTGAAGCAACTCATCACGCTGCCCAGCCGCCGCATCTTTCACACGCTCTTCAGCGTCTACTCTTTCGTAAGAGATTCTCAACAGCTCTTTCATTAATGGGTCTTGTTCAACCACTAAGGCAAACTCTCGCTCTTTTTGCTTAAGCAACTGTGCGCCAACCTCTGTTTGACGCGCCAAAATATCCTCTGGGCTAGGGCCAGAACGACCGCCGCTGCCGACTTTGCCGCCTGCAACAGTTGATTCATCAATGACATCGCCAACTCGAAATGGACGGGTAGGTATTGTTGTAGCCCGACGCGCCTCAATCTCTTTAGCTCGATCGGCAACTTTAATTGCTACACGCAATCTTTCTCCTAATGCCTCGGCAAAAGGTGTCATTGTGGCATTGCCCATTTCTCTGGCTTGTTGCTCAAGTTCAGCGAAACGCTCTTTGCCAAAGAAAGATCGAAGTTGTTCTTTTTCTTGGCCTACGTTAAAACCAAGTTGGCCGCCTTGGCGCAATCGTTCGACTACAGGGCCGCCACGAATGCTCTCAACAAGTGTCCTGAAACTTCCCAGCGTATCAGCAATGAGGTTGCCAATAAAACGTATGGCTGGTTCTAGCCCTACAATAATTGCAGCAAGATCTCTAAACGCACGCGCCATTTCAGGCACAATTGCAGTTGTCAACGCAACTTGAACATCTTCGCTGGCATTTTGGAAGTCACGAATGGCTTGCTCAGGACCACCTAGCGCTTCTTTTAGCTGATCTGCGCCATCTTTTTCAATTCGCTGCAATGCTGCAATAACAACATCAGCGGTAATCTTGCCCTCGGCTGCATATTTTCTCAGCTTGCCTTGCGCTACGCCTGTTTCTTGGCTAATTGCAGTCAGAATGCCAGGAACCTGCTCGGCAATGCTATTAAATTCATCACCACGCAAAGCACCAGAACCAAGAGCCTGTGAAAGCTGCCTAAATGCGCTTTCGGCCTCTACTGCGGTTGATCCGCTAATTCGTGCCGCAGTATTAAAACCGTTGTAAACACTAACGATATTTTCTAGTGAAACACCAACTGGCCGCAAGCGAGCATAAATATCAGCAATTGCACGATTAGCCGTTGTTTGGCTTTGACCAAAACGATCAGAAGCGTTAGCAGCAGCGCGTGCGAGCTGGTCTATTTCGCCATACTGTTTGGCAAGAAACTGAATGCGACGTTCAGACTCAATGCGCTGAATCCCTGCTCTAAATGCAGATTGAGTCGCGTTTAATGTCGCATATGCAGCAGCAAGCTTCAAAGCCCCCTTGGCTAAATTTCCAAAGCCCGCATTTTGCTTTTTAAGCCCTGCCGCCGCAGCTTCAGCCGTAGTCACAAGTTGACCATTAGCCTTCCGAGCCCGCCCCGTTGCATCAATGAAATACTGCATCCCGTTGGCTGCAGTTTTCATCTCACGACCGACTTTTGTTGTCGCAGCAGTAGCACCCTGAACGGCACGCTCTAGTTCTTTGCTTCGGTCTGCAACCTGCTTTAGCTTGGCCGGTACGCCACGCGAATCTACATTGATTGCTATGTTGGCGACGACGGACACTGCCTTACACCATTACCTATCAGCAGTCTAACGCCGTCGCTTCAGCGCTTCTTTTTCGCGTTCTTCACTTCTGACAGTAAAAAACGCATCCCAAATAAGTAGCTCCTCTGGTGTGACTTCTTGATTCAACCTCGCAAGGCTCATGCCAAGTTCTGCTGCGACGCAAAGCTGCAGCATGAGCCAGTTGTCGCGTCGTAGGTCAGTCTTTAGTGCTTTTCATGTCTGACTGCTCATCCTCTTGGATCACGCCAAGGATCAGCTTTTGGATGTCATCATCACGCACCTCTTCGCGTAGCTCTGCGATCTGGCCAGCTTGAAACAACCGCTGCCCGTTTTCATCCATCGCTTTGTTGACCAGCAGGTTCAGGCCGAAACCATTGGCATCATCCCCGCCTGGCATTTTCTGCGCCCGCTCGCGTTCGGACATCGTGAGCGGTGTTGCGTAGAACTCAAACTCAGTGCCGTCGTTCAGCTTTACCACACGCTTAGATGGCGTGAAGTTTGCTGCTTTCTTCAGGCGATCCAATGCGGATAGCTTTGTGGTCATGTTCAAAAAATATCCTGTTCGTTGTTACTCTAGCAACAAAAAAGCCCCAGCATTGCCGGGGCCGTTCTTCCTCTCCAATGACAGCGTATCAAGCGCTGGTGCTGAAGTCAAAGCTAGGAGCACCAGTAGGACGGAAGGTGATCTCCACTTGCTGAGCATCATCAGGGTTGATGTTCAGGCTAGCGGTCAGCAGCACAGCATCCATGCTGATGCTACGGCTCAGAGCTTCAGTGCCTTGCTTGTCGGTATAAAGCTTGAACGCACAACCGACTTGATTGCGCTGCAGCACGTCCTCGACCATGCGGTTAGAAAGTGCGGCATCTTCATCAGTGACGTAGACGGTAGCAGTACCGTTGCCATCAGCAAAGCCAGGAATGTAAGCACGGAACGGAGCGTACTGCGTACCGACTTGACCGATGGTGGTTACGTCGATTTCAGAACGGCTGATCTCAAAGCTCCAGCTTTGCACTTGACCGACAGCAGCGTAATCTGCCTAGGCAACCTGGAACTCATTAGGAGCGTTAGCAGTGCCGTCATCGGTAATGGTGATGGAGCTTCCGCCTGAGGTTGCAGATACCTGCAGCACGCCGGTAGACGCTGCGTAAGCGATGACGTAGTAGGTGGTGCTAGGGCTGATGCCTGCAGGCAAGGTGCCGGAGCCTGAGCCGCCGGTTTGAGAATTAACAACACTGAACACCACAGGATCACCAACCTGCAAATTCAGGTAAGACTGCACTGTGATTTCATCATCAGCAACGCTGACGTTAGACTCACCGAACGTGCCGGTGGTCCCTGCGGGCTTGTAGTACAGAGCGCCGGACGTACCGGACAGAACGGTGACGGCCATGGGATTAGGTCAAATGAATGGCTAGCTCTAGTCTAAATACACTTCAAAGGTTATGTTCAGCTGCGTCTGAAAATAGGCTGCTTCTGGTTCCGATGGTGTGATGACGTTAGGACCAGATGCTGCATCGAAAATGATGCTAGATACAGTTTGACGATCAAACAAATCCTTGATGCGTTCCGCGATGGTGTAGTTTGCCGCTGCACCAACACCAACGGGCGTGAAGGTATTTACTATCAGCAGACCGTTTTGTTTGTTGAAACCAGTGCTAGGGCTGATTAAGGTGGCGTAGCTATTGTCGCCAAACGTAAGCGACACTTGCAGCCACGGCAGGTTGTTTGGTGGCGTAAATGGGACGTTTGGATAGGCGACTGGGTATGACGGCGCTGATACCATCTCCGTGGCGATGCGGCCTTCAATAGCAGCGCGGATGTCGTTGTAGGTGCTGGTCATGACTCTCTTGCGATTTTGTCAGCAGTTTTTTTAATAAAATCCTCAATGTCTTTGGCAACCATGTAAGGGATGTAGCCCTGTTCGATCTGGTTTTCTTTTGATCGCCAGCGGCCCTTCCATGATGGCGGTAGGTTTTTGCCGGTCAATACAGGTTCAGCGTATGGCAGGTTGTTATGGACGCTGTAGACGTTGCCAAGTTTTTCTTGGCCAAAGGTGTAATTAACGGCACGCGGCGGCGGTACAGGTTGGCCGCGATAATCGCCTTCAGGCACGCCTTGAAATGGCGCGGCATTTTCGCCAATTGCCCAACTTAAACGCAAGCGGCCAGAATCAACTGGACTGCGCTCTTTAACAAGGGAATCGGTTTTAAATACTGCAGCACGCAGTAGCTTCTCATACCGTTCTTCGACGTAATCCCCAATCTGCGATAGCTTGATCTGGCGTGCCATTATGCCCTCAGGATCAGCTCGTAGGTGATCGGCTGGTTATCCTGCTCAATCGTGGCGATGCGGACCACTTGATAGGTGACACCGCTGATGATGATGCGATCAGCAGTGGTAGGCGCTGCGCTAACGTCAGCTGCAGCGATCGTCAGCCTGCGATCACCTGCCTGGATCAGGTCATTAACCTCACGGGCGTTGACATCCTCCAGTACGCCCTTAACGGTAGTGTCAGCTGTAGATTCACTAGCTGTACCCGTCGTGGGATTGTAAGCACCGACAGTGATCACCCTGATGGTGACATCACCGCCAAACTTGCTCATCAGCTTGGAGGCAGTCTTTCGTAGCGATCCTGCAAGTGCCATTAGATCTTGTAGGCGATACACGCTCCATTCTGCAGCTTAATGCTAGTGAAGTAACCTTCCAGTGCTGCGCTTTGATCAACCGAGGCACCTGCGAAATTATTGTCAATGACGTTTTCGCTTAAGATTTCAGTGATCGTGCTGTTTTCATAGAACACGACATATGAGAACTTGCCGGTGTGAGCCAAGGTGTCGTTAATGACCTCAGCACCGATGCTGTAATCAATGGGGGCGTGACCGCCGGAAAGTTTAGTCATGATCAGATGTGATAAGCGATGACAGCGCCACCGTTGTTAAGGGTGAAGGCAGTAAAGACACCTTGAATCTCAAAACCAGCTGGCAGCCCTTCACCTACAAGGCTATTACCAGTCCAGTTTTGAGCGGTCAATGCAGCAAAGCTAGTATTGCTTTTCAAGACAACAATGCGCCGCCAACGGCCAGTGTAAGCCGAGTTGTCATTAACAAACTCAGCGCCGATGCTATAAGACGGATCAATAGCGGTTTCGTAAGGCATAAATCAGCTCCGTTTGACAGCGATGTTACCTGGTCCACTTATTCTAAGCCCAGTCAGGTAACGTTCGACCATTGGCGGGATGCGATCAGCTCCAGTAGCACCGTATTGAT